TATTTACAAGAAATTCCAATCTTGACCAAATACAAGATATTGAATATCTTAGAGATAATCTATTTATTGGATTAGGTGTACCAAAACCATTTCTTAGTTTCCAAGATGCTGCTGGTGGGGGTAAAAACATGGCACAATTTGATATTCGATTTGCAAAGAAAATAAATCGTATTCAACAAGCAATAATTCAAGAATTAAATAAGATGGCAATGATTCATCTTTACTTATTGGGTTATAGTGGTGAAGATATTAATAGTTTTCAAATTACATTAACTAACCCAAGTACACAACAAGAATTATTAAAATCTGAATTATTACGAGACAAAGCACAAACATATACTGAATTAACACGTGGTGAAGGTGGTATTGCTGCAATGTCACATACTTCAGCAAAACGTTTAATATTTAATATGAGTGATAGGGAAATTGTTGAAGACTTGAAACAACAGAAAATGGAAAAAGTTGTTATGCAAGAACTTCAAGATTCACCAGTAACAATTAAGAAATCTGGATTATTTACAGATATTGATAAAAGATTTGGTGAACCAATTGATGGTATGCCATTAAGTGGCGGTACTGAGGGTGGTGATGCAATGGGTGGTGACGCTGGAATGCCACCATTAGGTGGTGCTCCTGCTGGTGGTGCACCTATGGGTGATAATCCTGTCGGTGGTGATGCAATGGGTGGTGGAGCACCCGTAGGAGGAGCACCTATAGGTGGTGGAGCACCATTAATGGAAGTTAAAGAAAAAATGAGTGAACATGATTATAATAATCATATTCAAAAACTTGTATTTGGTAACACTGATGAACCCGAACAAAGAGAAAAGATTAAACAAAGAGAAATAATACAAGAAAATAATAAAGTTAATGATAAATTAAATAAGAACGCTGCTGATATGATAATTGAAATCAATCAATTATTAGAAAATAGTAGTACAATTAATAATAAACAAAACACACGTGAAATTAACGATGTTGAAATTGAAGACATCGAAGATTTAGAGTTAGAATAATTATTTAACTATCTTATTAATAGATAATGACGTTTATTAATTATTATAGTATTTATATTAAATTGAATTATATCATATGAAAAACATCAACATAGGAATTGCTAATTTGATAGTTTCGAACAAACTAAACAAACAATATCAAGACAATAAATCAATTGTAGAATCAAAGAAAATTGTTTCGGATTTTTTTGAAATCATAAAAAAATCACCAGTTCTTCAATTAGAGTTTAAGGTGTTTAGTAATATCGAAGGAAAACATATCGAAAATGATTTTTTCGCTAAAGAATATATTGATAATAATATTAAATTATTTGAAATATATTCACTTGATGAGATTAGTGTCGAGCGTAAGAAATTAAATAAATTTCTTCGTGAAAATGTTAATTCAAAACTAAATAATATTGATTATAGTTTTGAAAAAATCAACTTATATAATGCAATTGATACTCTAATAACGGAATCACTTAAAAATAGTGATGAGGTTGATGTTGATAAAATTCATGAATCATTTACTTTTATATTTAATCACATTAAAACAACCAAAAAACAATTAGTTGAAAATATTAGTATAGACCCAATTAATGAAGATGTTCTTGAAATTGCAGTTAGTAAGTTTAATGAAAAATACACAATACTTGATGAAAATGATAAAAATCTTCTAAAGGTTCTAATTAAATCAAATGATACTGAAAAAAATATTATTCTTGAGACATATAAAACTGAAACATTAGAAATTTTAGAAGGATTAAATAAAGATAATGTTAAAGACAATATATCAAAAGCCATTCAAAAAATTAAAGAAATGGCTTTTGATAAAAAAAATGTTGATGATAATATTATTGGTCTTCATGAATTAAAAAAAGAATTACTTTAACCGAGATTTGAATTAAACTTATCAAACATCAATTCATTTTCCTTTGTCATATTAAGTTTAGTATACCCAAAATTCGTATATAAATTTAAAAATATTCTATATACATAATTAATACCTTCTTCCTCATATCCTTTATGTTCACCTTTAATTGAGGCTGAAATATTTTCAGGATATGAGGAAGAATTTACATACCCCGGTCCTCTACTATACCCAAATAATGTACTACTTGCTAAACCATCACATCTTTTTGAAATCCACTTCATATATTCAAATTGTGCTTTAATCATAATTTCGGGATTATCAATTATGTTTTGATGTAGTATTGGTCTATTTTCTCTACCTAATGGATTATCGACAATAAATGGTGTTTTGGGTGTGTTTTTTCCTGAAGTAAATACATAACCATTTACATTCTTAGTTATTGCAATTCTCTCATCATTCGTCATTCCACCATATGCATTTCTAACAATAACATCAAATATTGCCGCAGCAATAAATTGACTAATACCAGATGCAGAACTATTTACAGCATAATTCCATATAATAAATGCAGATTCTTGATATGCTTGTGCAGCCAAAATATTCGCATCCATTTCATAGATTTCAGCGTATTTATTATACCACCTAATTAATGCTTCACCAAGTTCACCATCAGTTTTTACATTACCATTAATATTTGGGTTCGATTTCCAAAGTTTAGTTGTAAGCGTTAATGGTAAACAATATGGTAATACTGCTGTAGGATTTTTTGAATACCCCCTTTTATCAGTAGCATAACCTTGTAGTTTTTTTGTGTCACTACCATTACATTTACTTTTAATGAAATTTTCTCCTAATTCACTTAATTTTGTTGTCGCCATATTAATCAATTTTTAAAGAGTTATCTGTATTATTATACATGGCAGTGTAATGTGCCTCATTTTTGGTTTCAATAATATTTAATGCACTAATAAGAATCTCACCAGATGATAAGTTAGCATTTAAACCTGTAAATGCCACAGGATTTAATACTCTTGGTATTGGGTATTTTAATAGTTTTGTCCCACTAAAACTTGTCGTCATTTTATTTGCTGTAATATTATGCTCAACAGATAAAATAATATATGCACCATTAAATAATGGAACATTTTCTAATTGAAAATATTGTGTTGGTTGAATCATAGCATTACCAAACCCAGTTACCGTTGCTTTATATGACCTATTCTCATATAAATTATATAAGTTTTGTCCTTTTGGAACAGGAGCATCTGGATTATTATCACCAGCAAGTCTTGATAAGATTTGAATACTTTCATTTGTTTCTGGATATTCCTTACTATCAATTTTTATGTCAGTAAACATTGATTGATTTTGCTCACCAAATCTAACTCTAAATGCTCTTACCTCTTGAAATGGTGCAGAATTACTCAATAATTGTTTTGAGTTTTCATCTAATAATTCAAATGGAATTTTTCTTAATTCAGCAATTTCCTCTTCAGTTAATTTTTTAGTTGAGTAGTCAGCAACACCCGGTTCGCTAATATCAATAATACCATCATTTTCAAACCCATTACCAGACACTGATGGATAACTTGAACCTCCCCCAATATACATACACACAAATGCAGTAGATGTATTAGCATAAACACTACCAGTATGTATCTTAAATGAATCTTCCCAACCACCAGTCTCAAATGACATAAAATTTTGTAATGGGAAAAATTGGAAATTATTTAATGATAATAATTGACTTAATACTGAAAATAAACTAATATTAGTATCATCCAACATATTAACAAGAACCTCAGCATTAATCATTGTTTCACCAATTGGGTTCATTGCTCTATCTACAAAAGCAAATGAATCAATTAATCTCTTTTCAGGTTTATTAAACGGGTATAATTTATTGTTTTTTAAATTACCAGTTAACCATTTATCATTAATATTCTTAAATGAATAATAAAGTTGATTTATTATATCAACATCACCCTTTACTTTATCAGATTCTTTTTTCTCATCATTTAGTTTTTTAATTTCAATTGGTATTTGTTGTGCAAGTTTATTAAAAAATGCATCAAAAAACGCTTTATTTGATTTTTTTATATCAGGATTAGTATTATTATTTAAATCTTTAATTGAAGTATATCCATTTGAATATGTTTCACTCATTTTAAATGTTATTTCACTAAAATTAACAAGCGTTCTTCTATTCATCATCATTTCAATTAAATGAAAATAAGTCCCGGGAGTAGTAGCTTTTTGGTTTTTTGGTTTTGTAGTTGGGTCTAAAAGATTAATATAACCATCATATTTATCAGCAAACATTTTATTAGCACCAACATTCTCATTAACAAAAATACTCATATTTTTAACACCCAAAACCATTTCACTAATATTTTCTTGGAAATTATCATAAGCTAACATAAGTAATCTTTTATCGTTTTCAGATAAATAATTTTTAACATCATGTAAATCGGCAAGAATATAATAACCTTTATTTGGTAATATCGCACCAATATTAGCGGTATTACCAGTAAAAAATTCTAATATTTCATTTTCCCAATTATCTTTAATTGCACTTAATAACATACCTAAATACGGTGCATAAAATGCAGGTACTTCGACAGCAGCGGGAGTATTAAAAATTAGGTCATTTAATTGATTAGGATACACATTAAATGGACTCATTGTTGTTCCAAAATTTGATAATAATAATAATGATGCAATATTTTTTTTATTAACATCAATAATAACATCAACAACATCCGTATTACTCAAACATGTTGACCAAATTTGAGTAATATTATTACCAAATTTTAATGCTAATTTATCACTATATTCAACACTTTTAAATGTAACATTACCATTATCATATGCTAATTTCTGTGTTTTTGGGTAATACGAATTAGTCATATCGAATATAACATTACTTTGAGTATAATTACTATTACTATTATAATTAATAAGATACCTTGTAAACATTGACACACCATTAAAGATGGTATTATCGGCATTATTTTTATCCGTAATATCTCTAAGATAAATAACATTTTCCTGTGTAAATTGATAATAATTATATTCGGCTGGACTACCCTTTAACCAATGAACATAATATTTATTTTTAGCAGTAGCATTAAAATTATCAACAGGATTTGATGATACTACCTTATTCTCATTATCAATATCAAGACTAATTATTGGTTTTGGAATCCAATTCAGTCCACTAAACTCTGGATTATTTTTATCAACATATACCTTCCCTTCGTAAATTTTTGATGGGGTAACATTAAAATATTTAGGATTATTTTTAGGGAAATCATATAGATTCCCAGAAACAATATCAGTACCGTTATTATAAGTATCAGTAAGTTTAGAAGCATAACTATAAAACGCATCAACATTATTAGCAAATTTCTTAGCAATAATTTCAACATTCTTAGCGTTTTCTGGTGAAATAAGTGTTGACATGACATTAATTGCTTCGGCATTCGCATATAGTGTTATATATGCGTTTCTTATTGTCTCATTTTCATTATAAAATTGATTATTTATTGTTCCCTGACTTAAAATGTAAAATCTCTTTAATAATATTTTTATTATATCATCACTAATCGCATCATTAATATTTAAATAAGGACTTTTAGGTGATGCACCACCAAGCACTGAATCTAATGGTGATATTGGAATCCATTTATATCTACCATCACTATCTTGATTATTTCTACTATCGTACAATTTTGAGAATCTTTTTTGTAAAGGAAATGTATCCATGAATTTACTAACAAATTCCAATTCAGGGAATGGTGTATTTGCCATAAGATGAATTGGTGCGACCCTTTCTTTTTTAGTACCACCAAATACATCAGCAACATTAATAATTAATGGAAATGGATAAATATGGTCTGGAACGTTTGCTGTTGATGTTGGACTATCAATATTATTACTTGCAATTATCTTAATTGCATCTGGTGTATTATGAACAGTCTCTGCCGTTTCTGAAACAATCCTTAGTGTTTTAAAAAATTCATCAACATCATTTAATATTATTTCAAAAACATTATATATTGATGGCTTCATTCCCAAATTTTCACTCATCATATCATTAATCTTATCTGCAAGAATTAATGATAATTCGTCTCGTTTTTTTAATAATACTACATATTTTTTATATAATTTATTATAATACCCAGTAATATCAATACCATAATATTTTGTTGGTGAACTTACTGGACTATCTGAATCAATGTTCAATCTATTAATAAATGATGTTGGTTTTTCAATATCTGTTGATTGAATATTAAATGATGTTAATACATTATTTAATAAATTATCACTAAATACTGACAAGGCTTTATCATAACCAACATAATTACTTGATGAGTATTCAAACACACTATTTAATGGTTTTAAATATTCTGGGGTATTTATTAATGGTGTATATGCATCTGGTTGTACAGGTAAATTAGTTCCAAGGACATATGCAATAACTAACCGATTTATAAATGGATTACTAATTCCAGTAGTTTCTTCATATTTAATAAACTCATCAAATGTTGATAAATTATCTATTTTTTGAAGAGTAAATGGTTCTGATTGTTCTGTTGATTCACCATTATTTCTACTATTAGGTATTTTTGCAATCATAAAATACTTCCCTTCGGCACTTAAAATTTCATTACCATTTTTAATTACATTTCTTAAACCATTGAAAATTTCACCCATCTTTTCAATTTGACCATTAATAATATCATACTCTCTATTTTCAATATCAGTTTCCATTTTCTTGGAAATTGCAGCATAAAGATTTTTCAATTTCAATATTAATTCATATGTATTTTTAGGTTTAATATTAGCTGTTGGGTTTAGAGATTCTCTATTAGTTATTAATGGTGTATTTACAACATATCTAAATAATATGTCAGCCAATGGTGCAAATGTCATTGCAACAAATTGTGCATTAATCATAAAATTCCCATTCGCAGAACTAAACTCTGTTGTATATTTAACGAGATGTAAATCATATGTTATTGCCTTACCATAATACCCTTTAACTGTTAAGGTAAATGTTGGAGGTGGAAAATCAAATAATATTCGATATGGTGAATCGTTTTGATTAAAAAACGATAAACCTCTAATATCCACAAATTGAATATCAACTTGTGGAACATACGATGAATTAACAACAACCTTAATATTAGTTATACCAAATCCTTCATAATATTGACCATCTGGATTACTACCATCATAATAATTTGTAGTGAAATTCAAATAATTGGGATTATTAACATCATCATTTTGATTATTACCAATAAAGTTAATTTTTTTTGATGATTCACTGGTTGCATTACCGTTAACAACAACAGTTCTACCTTTACTTATTGCAGTTAATTCTGCAAAAATATACATGTCTTGTGATTGTGAAACAGCATTTGTCATGTCATTATTAATATCCATCATATGTGGGTCAACTAATATAACATTCCCATTTTCAACCATTAACTCATTTTTACCCATTCTTAGAATTTTATATAAATACAATTTAATTAAATTTTTAAATAAACCTAATAAATTTCATTAATAATACTATTTATTATGAAAGAAAATAATGTTGTCATTAGTTAATCATCCAATTTGGTATTATAATATATTTTTTTATTTATTTATCGTATCGATAATTATATTTGGTATTATCATATTTAAAATTTCTAATATAATTAAATTAAAAATGAGTGAAACTAAATTAATGCAACAACAACATATTGCAAGAATTGATACAATTAGAAAAGAAAATTCTGAAAATTTAGAAAAACTTAGAATTGAAATGCTTAAACGTGAGGAAGAACGAAGTCGTCAATGGATGGAAAGTGAAAAAGAAACTCTTTATGTATTAAAGAGCGTATCAAACCTATTAGATTTAACAGATAAGATTGGTCAAGTTGATTCTGAAAAGATAATAAAAAAACTTGACGATATTCAAAATAATATCGAGAATAATTATCGTGTTTAATTTTATGCTTCATTCAACAAAAAAAATAACGAAACTTAGAGAAATTAATTCTCAACTTAATAAAAGATTATGTGTATTAGAAACATATATATTCATTAATAATATTATGCCAGCTAATATTATTGATTCAAAAAAAATTAATTCAGATAAACCAAATAAGATAAAATAATAATTATAAGTATTTATATTAAAGAACTTATTCAATTGGATTTAAATTTAGTTGAATTACGTTATTGGGATGGAATTACAATAGCTGTAAATAAATTGAAAATAAATCGTTGTACCATTTCTGATGTATGTAATAATCGAAAAAAAAACAGCGGGTGGATATAAATGGAGATATGTCGAGCAAAATAAACAACAATATTAATATGGAAATTTATAAAATCAATAAGTTTAATGAAAACAGATTTAATGAGAAAATGATTTTGATTGAGCATGACGCAGGATTTATTAATTCTGAAATTAATAAAGATATGCTCAACGAGAGTTTTGAACTAAAACCCAATGAACCAGTATTGGTTAATTGTATACTACAAAAATGGGGTGTTAAGAATAAAAATGGTCGTATTTATCCTAAAAGTGTATTATTACCACAAATCCAAGCATATCAAGAATTAGTTGATTCGAATAGTGCTGTGTCTGAAGCTGACCATCCAGACTCATCAATAATCTCATTACAGAATATATCACACATGATAACAAAAATGTGGTGGGGTAATGGTGAACAAGAGAATGTTTTATTTGGTCAATTAAAACTCATAGTATCACCCGGATATATTAAATATGGTGTTGTTTCAGTAATTGGAGATAAAATCGTTTTATATCTACAAAATAAAATAAAATTAGGTATTTCAAGTCGTGGTGTTGGAACTCTTAAAGAATTAAATGGTGAGAATTTAGTTCAAGACGATTTTGAGTTAATTGGATTTGACTTAGTGGCAACACCAAGTACGCCCGGAGCATTTCTTTTTCCAGAAAAAAGTGGAGAAATTAGTTTTGGCGAGAATTACGTAAATAAAAATAGTATTTTACTTAAAGAAGATAATAGTAAAATACTAACAGCAATAAATAAATTTTTACTATAAAACATACCATATAATCATTATTATTTAAAAAAACAAGAAAATGTTGGTTGTTTTTATTAAAAATTACACTTTTTCATAATAATGATGTATTTATATAAAAATTATAGTATTAGATACGACAATTTAAGAACATGAAGGACGAAAAAAAAACATCTGTAATTAAAGAAGCATTAATTGAATTCAATGAAATTCAAGAAGCTGCGGTTGCTAATGCTAAGAAAAATTTAGCAGAATCATACCCAGAGAAATTTAATGACTTATTAAAGGAAGAATTAAATAAAAATAAAAAGACAAAAGAGTCATATAAAAAAATTGACACAACTGAAGAATCAGAAAGTGATGATGTCGAAAAAAACAAAGAATCTGTTATGAAAAACCAAACTAAAGAGACTAAAAAAGTTGTAAAAGAAAATGCAGGTAAAGACGGTGTATATACTGAGAAACCAAAAATGCCAGATACATTAGATGAAGAGCGTGATAAGGATTTTATGGGTGATGTTGAAAAAGGAACACCTAACATAAATAAACCTCTTCCAGAGGATGGTGACACTTTCACTGATAAAATTACAACAAAAAAAGATACTCTTGCTAATAAAACAAGTAAATCAAGTATTAAAGAAGAATTTGACATAACAGAACTTGATAATGATAGTGTTGATTCTGCATTAGATAATGCCGATGATGATGATGAAATCATCTCAATGGATGAAATTGAAATGGAGATTCAAGGAATGGATAATTTAGAAGAAGACCTTTCTGACATGGGTGGTTTACCACGTCCTGAATTACAAAAACGTGGTTCAGCTAATGGTCAAGAAGGTGATGCATTTAGTCAACTTGTTAAAATGAGAAAACAGCTTGATGAAATGATTAATGGAATGGGTGTTAGTGAACAAAAAAATCATGGTGGTGCTGGGGCTAATAAAATTAATGCTGGTGGACCTACCCAAGCAATGATTGATGAAGAAGGGGAAAATGAAATAACTGATGCTGATGTTGAATCTGTATTAGGTAATAGTGGTGGTGCTGTAGAAGAAACACTTGCACATACTCAAACACATCAAAACGCAAGAAATACTGGTTCTCAAAACCATACTAATTATGGTAAAGAAAATAGATTGCGCTCTGCAATGCAAAACGAAAGTGTTGGAAATAAAAAGATTAGTAGTTTAATTAGTGAAAACAAAGGTTTAACAAAGAAAT